ATACCTCAATCTGCGGTAAAGACCCGGATACGGACAGATCGGGCCTCACAGAGGACTACAGGGCCCTTTCCGGCCGGATTGAGCCGAGGCTCGTCACGCCGGTCAATGCGGTTTCAAGTCTTGGCCCTGCCCAGGCCGAGTTTGCGCGCTCGAAGATGGGCATCGACTTGATGCCGTGGCAGGAGCGGGCGATCACCGACCAGTTGGCCCTGGATGCGAACGGTGACTTCCTGTTTCGTGAGGCGCTGGTTTCAACGGCCCGACAGAACGGTAAGAGCTTCGCTCTCAAGAGCTTGGCGGCCTGGTGGCTGGTGGAGGAGGCCCGGCGTCGGGGCCAGCCACAGAACGTGCTCTTGGTGGCAAACAAGTTGGACCGGTCTATCCCGATGTACCGCGAGATCGTCCAGTACCTCGAAACGCACCATGGCGCCGAGGCCAAGTGGACCTCCGGCCATTTCCAGTGCACCATGCCGGATCAGTCGACCATCAAGGTCGTCGCCGCCAAAGACAACGTCCACGGCCTCACCCTTGACCTCATCCTGATCGACGAGGTATGGGACATCGCCCCGAGCGTGGTGTTCGACGCGCTCCGTCCGTCAATGATCGCCCGCAAGAACCCGTTGCTGTCCATGTGGAGCACCGCGGGCGACGAAGGTTCGGCCACCATGATCCGGTTGCGCGAGCAGGCGATCAACGCGATCGATGCCGGCCGACCCTCGCGGCTCTACTTCGCCGAATGGTCCATGCCCGAGGTCGACCCCGGCGACCGGCGCTACTGGCCGTGGGCCAACCCGGCGCTCGGGACGACGATTACCTGGGAGGCGCTTGAGGCGCAGGCCGACGGCGGTGACCAAGCCGCATTCCTGCGCGCCCACCTGAACCTTTGGGTCAGCGCCGCTAAGTCCTGGTTGCCGGTCGGCCTATGGTCGAACCGGCGAGTCGAGGTCGACGTTCCGGCCGGTGGCGTCCTGGCCGTCGACTCCAGCCTTGATGAGTCCCGGTACGTCGGCGTGCGGTGTGTGCCGATCGACGGCGGTGTCATTGCCCACGTTGAGTTCGTGGTCGAAAAAGAGGATGCCATGTGGGCCGAGATCGAGCGCGTGATGGCAGACCCGAAAATCACCCTGGCGATCACCCCCGGTCTTGAGATACATACCCCACTTCCGCTACGCCGACGCACCGAAACTGTCGGCTACGGAGAACTTGCCCGCTACACCGCAGTCGTCCGATCCATGATTACCGAGGGCAAGTTGTGGCATGACGGCTCGGTCGCCCTGGCCGAGCACGTTCAGCGCGCCGTCCTGGTCAAGACACAGGCCACCACTGTTGTCAGCTCACAGAAGTCGCCGGGCCCGATTGAGCTGTGTCGGTGCATGATTTGGGCGGCGGCCATGGCCTCCAAACCCGCCTCCAAACAGCGAGTCGCATTCGCTGTCGGACACTCATAGACAACTATCCACAGCCTGTGGGAAACTCCGCCCGAACCCATGGGCATCTTTCGACGCACCGCACCGCCCGCATTTGCCACGGCGGAGATCAAGGCCCAGGCCGGCGCCTCTATGTCCGGCATCAACGAGGTCTACACCTACACGATCGGCACCGCCGAACAGAAAGCCCTACAACTCCCGACGATCAGCCGCGCCCGTGACCTGATCGCGTCCATGATTGGCTGTCTTGACCTCGTCCAGTACCGCCTCCAATGGGACCCGGCCGAGCAGGAATACGAAAAGGTCTATATCGAAGGCGAATCCTGGTTCACCCGACCCGACCCAAAGGTGACCCGCAACTTCTTCATGTCCAACCTGTTTTCGGACTTATTTTTCCACGGCAGGGCTTTCGCTTACATCACCTCGAGATACAACACCGGCTACCCCGCATCGTTCCAATGGCTACCCGCCGCCAACATCGGCACACCCGACCAGGTCGGCCCCCAGTACTTCACCATTTCCGACGAGGTCGAATTCAACGGCGTCGAACTGCCCCAAGAAAACGTCGTCCAGTTCCTGTCGCCGATCATGGGCATGATCTACACCGGCCAAATAGCCATGGACACCGCCTACAAACTTGACACCGCGGCCCGCCGTTTCGCCGTCAACTCAATTCCGAGTGGCTACCTTCAACAGCGCGGTGGCGAACCCATGACAGCCGAGGAACTCGGCGAACTCGCCGCCGGATGGGCAGCAGCTCGACGCAACAATTCGATTGGCGCCCTCAACGAATTCGTGGAATGGAAAGAGTTTTCGGCCGACCCCAGCAAACTCCAGCTGGTCGAAGCGCGCCAATATCAGGCGCTCGAGCTTGCCCGCCTTGCCAACATCCCGCCCTACCTAGTCGGCGCACCCACCGGCACCGGCATGACCTATCAGAACGCCCTCCAGGCCCGCCAGGACCTGTACCTGTTCGGCGCCAAGCCATACATCGACTGCATCCAAGAAACCCTGTCCGGCGACACCATCATCCCACGCGGCCGCCACATCGAATTCGACCTAGACGACTATCTCGGCGACAACGACATGGTGGACACACCACTCGTGGACACGCCCACCTCAATCAGAGAGGATGTCGACTAATGACCGACAAAATCAACCTGACCGCAGGCCACTTCACCATCGATGCACAAGCAGCGGACGGCACCCCCTCGCGCTCGATCACTGGCCTAGCCGTACCCTGGAACGTGACCACCACCGACTCGCTCGGCACCAAGGTGATGTTCAAGCCGGGGTCGTTGCCCGAGGACGGCCGACCCCCGCGGCTGCTCGAGGGCCACGACTCCGGCAAGGTACGCGGACTCGTCACCGAACGCGTCAGCACCGATGACGGCATGATGTTCACTGCCAAGTTGGCCGAAACCCGCGACGCCGACGACACTTTGTCGTTGCTTCTCATGGGCGCCTACGACTCCGTCAGCGTCGGAGTGGTGCCCACCAAATTCTCGTTCGACAAGTCCGGCACCATGGTGGTCGAAACTGCCAGGTGGAGCGAGTTGTCGATCGTCGCCGAGCCGGCGTTTCCGCAGGCCCGGATCAGCCAAGTCGCCGCCTCCGCACCCGAGGAGGACAACGACGAACCCACCGAAACCCCAACCGAGTCCGAGGAGGATTCAGCAATGACCGAAAACCAGCCCGTCGAGGCCGCCGCACCCGCCACGGTCCCGACCTCTCTGTTCGCCATCCCGAAGCGCGAATTCAAGATGCCCTCGGCCGCCGAGTACATCGCCGCATTCACGCGCGGAGGCTCCGACTTCGCACAGCTCAACGCCAACATCCGCGCCGCAGCTGGCGATGACATCACCACCGACACGCCCGGTTTGCTCCCGACCCCGGTCGTGGCGCCCATTTTCGACGACATCAACCCGTTGCGCCCGCTCGTGTCGGCCCTCGGCCCGCGCTCCATGCCCCAGGCCGGCAAGGTGTTCATCCGGCCCAAGATCACGACCCACACCGAGGTCGGCAACCAGGCCACCGAACTGACCGGCCTTGACACCCGCACCATGGTCGTGGACGACATCCAGGTGACCAAGAAGACGTTCGGCGGCACTGTGTTGCTGTCCGAGCAGGTGATCGACTGGTCCGATCCGTCGATGCTGTCGGCCGTCCTGAACGATTTGGCCGGCCAGTACGCCCTCGCCACCGAGAAGGAGGCCGTCGACACGATGGTGTCGGAGATCGACTCGAACAACCGCGAGGTCACCGACCTGACCGACGCCGAGGAAGTCGTTGCCGACCTGTACGCCGTCGCCGCATTGATCGCAGGCGTCGGCAACTACCTCCCGACGCACCTGATTGTTTCGCCCAAGACGTGGGCCAAGCTTGGCTCGCTCATCGACCAGCAGGGCCGTCCGGTGTTCCCGCAGACCGCCCCGATCAACGGCATCGGCACGCTGCCCGGTGGCGTGACCGGCTGGAACGGCAACCCGCTCGGTTTGCAGCTCGTCGTGTCCAATCAGATCAGCACCCAGGCGATCCAGGCCAGCGCGCAGGAAGCCGAGGACTACATGTTCCTCGCCAACGCCCGCTTCATGGAGGTGTACGAACAGCAGAAGGGCGCCATCTCAATCGAGGTGCCCTCAACGCTTGGCCGTCAGGTTTCGTTCCGCGGCTACTTCGCCTCCGTCGTCATGGACGCCAAGATGGTGTGGGCCCTCGGCCCGGCCGTCTGATCGAACTGAAGGATTGAACAATGCCCGCCTACTCCATAACTCACGCCATGAGGCTGGGTGGTGTTGGTGTTGTTCAGACCCTCACCTCCACGGATGTCACTGTCGGGCAATCCGTGGTGGTCGCAGGCGTTGGGAACGGTTTCGACGGCACCTACACCGTCGTGGCCGTTCCCACGGCCCTGCTGGTCGACATCGACGATGAAGGCGACTACATCTACGACTACGACCAAATCATCGAAAA